TGAAAGTTAAAATAGCCATTGAACAGATTGTAGATATTGATGAAGCAATGTCTAATGATATAGGGTTTGAACTCTATGGTCCACCTGATATGAGCACTGAGGATAAGGTTGATTATCTTATTGCTCGTTTTGTTGAGGACATTGATACCCTTGTTAAGTATGATGAAGTAATCCACCAAGTATCAGTAGAATATATAGAGGACTAATGAACATTCAATCCCGTGAAATTACATACCGCACCATTGTTGAGCAAATCTTCTTTGAAGACGGCACAGAGTTAGTAGTAACAACTGGCTGGCCTGAAGGTGGCGGTGGAGACTTTGATGTTAAATTAGATTGGGTAGAAGGCGAAGCGCCTGAATGGGCAAAGGAGTATGTTCACAATGTGGAGTAAGTATACATTTGTTTGCGATCCTGATGAGTGTGATGCTCTTGTTGAATTTACCGCTAGGGATGACTTTGGCTTCCCCCTGGGGGTAGTGGAAATGAAATGCCCTTGTGGTAGGATGCTAAACTATATTAGTTATGAAGAAGCCTATGCTCCGATCATTACAGATGTGAGCAAGGTCACACCCCGTGAAGTTGTAAAAATCAACTCAAACCCGTATACTTTATAGTATGGACCTAAATACATTCAAAGAATATATACGCCTGCATGAGATTAGCCTTTTGCAGGATGCAGACAAACTACAAAACCTAATGGACACATTTGAGGGTGACTATGACTCTGATGAGTATCGTGACCTAGAGATTGATGACATGCATAATACAGGTGAACTTATTGCTACCCGCCATTTCTTGTCAGTGCTAGAGGGTAGAATATAACTATGGAAACCACACAACTAGACCCACGACTACAACTAGCAGTTAATATGGGAGTATCAGGAACTGATATCCTACACGGAGAACTTAAGAACCTAATGCTTGAGGCTGAGACTGAATACCTTGAGATTGAAAAGGAAGAGCGTGAGGGTGGCTACTCTGACGCAATGCTTTCTATGGACCGCACACGAGCAGAAGGAAGGCTTGACGCTTATGTGGAAGTATATAATCTAACATATGCTTTAGCCTTTGCTATTGCAGATAGGATAAAGAGCCGTGGATAACTTTATTGAAATGGACTTTGATGACTGGTGTGACACATACAAGCCAATCAAAAATCATATAGATACTAACGCCTCCTTTAATGGTGAGATGTTTGAAACCTATGGCGATGAGGTTGCCTTTGTTAAAGAGCAGCCAGAGGACCGTATCTGGATGTATGGTGATGGCGACGATGGTGGCTCATATATCTGGAGCGGCTGGGGATTTGTAAATAGACTAGGATACTTCATTACTGAAGTTCCTTGCCCACCCAACACAACAATTCAAATCAGAGTTAGTTATAACTGGTTCTACTGTGAGAACTGTGGAGCAGAGTTTGAGGACCCTGATAATACTGTTAGAGATGCCTTTGATGAGGCAGACTTGCCAAAATGCCCTCAGTGTGCTACACTTGAAGAAATGACCCTAGTAGGATTGGAAACAAAATGACACAAATAGTAATAGATGAACTAAGATTAGTAGGCTCCTTCGCTGTGGACAGCGGTCAAGCAATGGTGGGAGACCCTTGCTACCTTGACGGCTGGAATACTAACGAAGGCGAGGAATGGGACCTAGAAGGCAAGATGTATGAATACTCTTATCAGGGTGCCAGTGCTACAACGCTTGCCAATAATGCTGGAGAACTAGGCATTGGTAAAGCAATTGTATTTAATACGGGCTATGGTGACGGATACTACCCTGTGTATATTCAGTTAAATGATGATGGCCGTGTATCTAAGGTTGTCATTGACTTTGAGGGCGACCTAGATGAGGAGCAAGACTAATGGGAGCACGGATTAACTATGTATTTCAAGACAGTGAGAAGGGCCCTAGGGTAGTTCTCTATAGTCATTGGGGCGAGACCGAATGGCAGCGGGACCTAGCAATGGCGCTGCAGCATTCAAAGCCTAGATGGTTTGATTCAGCATATGGAACACGGATGATCATAAGTTATCTTATTAATGGTTCAGTATTGGATGAGCACGGATTTGGTATATATGCAATTGACAATGATGGCCTGGACCTAGGTGAGAAAACGGTCCTAGTCGACTTTGTTACTAAGACTGTTACTGATAATGTCTCTGTGCCCTTTGATAAATTTGTTGAGGCCTATCGGCCAACCCGCAGTGGTGTTGCAGATTTAGTTGAGCAAATCTAGGTATTGGGTCACCTAGATTAATCGGGTGGAAGGGGCAGGCGTGGGGCTTGCTCTTTCCCCCACTTTTTGATACAATGGATACAAGGGAGAACTATGCGTATAAGCAGACGAATTACAGATGAGGAAAAGATTGCCAATAAAATGGGCAACATTATTGCTGACCTCAGAGTTGATTTGGAATTGGTCGGGGAATACTTAGCAAAATCTCAGCCCTATGTAGTGTATAATCGATTACAGGTAATAGCAGAGTCAGCCAAAGAAACTAAGGAAGGAACAAATTATGCCAACAACGGATTTTGATAGCAAGGCTTTAATCCTTGGACAACTATGGGTTAATTTTAAAAAGGATGACGAGTGGTCAGATTTTATGGAGTATAACGATTTAGGTTTGCCACTTGCTTTTGGTTTTGCTGAAGGAATAATTAATCACACACCAACACTAGAACAATACATCAACGAAACTTGGGATTTGTTTATTGAAGGTTTGGGAATTCAAGACGAAGGCTACGCACGACTTGAAGATATTTTTGTTGACGAATAATCAGTGACCCGAAAGGGCACGTGCCATACTTTTATCAAATTGTCAAACCACCAAACCTTATTACGATCCAAACCTTTATATCCCCAAACCAGGACATTACGAACCTTCAAATCTTTCCCCCTGCTGAACTTATACCATAGTTTGTAAGGTTTGTCAAACCCTTTTATATGGTGTTATAATAAATATATGAGCCCTAAACATCACTTTGCAGAATATGCCAAAAGAGATCCTAAACAATATCAGGCTTTCTCAGATAACATGTGGAACTCATTTGTTACTGTTACACATGCTATAGGTTTGAATAGATTCTTTACATTTACCCCCGAATTTTTGCAGGCCCGTGAAATTGAGCAGGCCACAGGCCGCTTCGCCGAAGGCGAAATCCCAGGGGATCAAGAGCAAACCATACAAGAACAAACCCCTATAGAATAACAAACCATTATCTCCTGGTTTCTTTAAATAACATAAAGGTTTGTTAAAAAAACATTACGATTATCGACAATTTCTCCCTGGTTTTGGGAGATTTTTTTATGGGGTTTTAAGGTTTGAAAGGACTTGACAAACCATTATATCTGTGATATCATCCGCAGCGGGATAGGAAGGTTTGAGGTTTGACAATATGAAGGTTTTGTGATAAGGCCCCTCTCTCCAAAAAAAGATTACGAACGCATCGTTAAAAGCGCTCCCTACTCCACTATCCTCCACAATGCTCCACTTCTAGAGTGTCTAATAATATTATCAGTAAGATTAATCTGTGGATAACTTGTGGATAACTCTGTTGAAAACCATGATATACTAAACATATGACAACAGACCCAACAACAGAACACGAACTCAGTGACATTAAATGCACTCAATGTTACTACCTATTGGCTATCGATCCAGATAAGCCTGATGCTCCATACTACTGTCCAACCTGTGGATAACTCTGATATACTTTATGTATGAAACCTTTCCTAATCATCATGCTTGGCCTATTCATATTTCTTAACTATATGGCCTACCTACAACAGATAAGGATGACTGGATAATGTTAGATGTCTTATGCTTTGACTGTGGGGGTATGTTCCAAGTACCTTATGGAACCTCAAACCCTACATCCAAGTGTCCAAAATGCCAGGGTAAATAAAGATTACGATACATCCTTTATAGCCCTATTGACCATACGGATCAAACCTTTTCGAGTTATCTTCGACGCATCAAATGTCTCCGTATAACCCCCTTGTGGCATATCCGCCTTATCCAGGAAATGTCCATACTTGGAAGTAAGGGTTTGTACTACTAGGGATTCTATTGCTCTTGCTTTATCCCGTTCGGAAAATGCCCAATACTTAATCAATATCCAACCCTTGGTCCTATGGCTTGCAAACCTTCTACCTGAGACATCAGATATCCCTATTTTGACAGCCTTATACACAGGGCTATAGAGTATATATAGTAGGGTCATTAGTCTATTATACTTTATCCCCCGCAGAATATGCTAGAATGGTTTTATGGATTATTCGATAGTTACCCTGCCTAGAGTTGGCTCAAACTATCTTCAAGACAGGATACTACAACATACTGGTTTGTTTGTGGAAAGGTTTCATACTCTTCAAAATAACAAAATGATAACGATAGCCAGAGATCCAGTAGAGTTTCTGGCATCTGAGGTTTCTATGAGATACTTTTACGATACCTCAAGTACTACTTTAGACAAGTTAGTTAATAATAATTTAAGGAGTCTTTGGCTAAACGATTACTCTAAGTACTTTACTGGCACAGATGATATGACTATGATTGATCAATTTGATATTATAATAGATTACGATAGACTAATAAATTTCCCCGTTGAAACGATCAAGGCCATAGCCATTAAGATGGATGTTGAGATCATCACTGAGGGCTATGAGTCTGGTCGACTTAAGGACTACGCTGAACATGGCCATATGATATCTAGCAAGAAGGTTAGAGAGTATGAGATGATTAGAAAATATATAGAAGATACAGACCTATCCAAACTATATGACATTTATAATGCCATGCTAGATAAATCCATACATTGACAAACCAGCCAAACCAGGCTATAATTAAGATATGATCAATATGGAGATACCTGACCCATTTACAGCATTTCGTATAGAAAAATATAATCGCACAAAAGGATTACGATATGACTTCTTTTCTGGCGAATGGGACATGGAGTGTGCTGCATGCGGTGAACCTCTCAGTGCCCCGAACAAAAAAACTATGACCAAGATTCGTCTATACCATACAAGAAATGAGTGCCTAGGTGGATACTGAAGAAACCTTCGATCAAGAGTTTACTGTTGAAGACATTACGAACGCCATTGTAGAACAGGCTAAGGCTGAGGTTAAGGCTAGGTATGGTAATAAGAAAAGACATCGCCAATGAGAAAGTGTTATGCCAAAAAGAATAATGGCAAAACCTGCTTTGCAAATACAACTGGCTCAAATCATTTTTGCCACATTCACGATCCTAATGGAAAGTTCAGACAACAACTAAAGCGTAAGGGTATGGGCAAGGATTATGTTGTTAGGTGTGACCATACTTGGTATATGAGAGAGCATGGGATTACCTGTACAAGATGTCTAATGATTTGGGAGAGTGATGAGGATAATAGTCTGTCCAATTTGTAAGAAGGAATGGGATCTTAGATGGGGTATCTTTGGGCATGATTCCCTTGCTCGGCATATGAAGGCTACTCACCAATAGTGCCCGTATAGGGCATATAGAGGTTTATAACTTCTATTTTGCGCCGAACTTTAAAGATTTTTTCGTAGTGTATAATGGTTATATGGCATACATAGTTAACAATCAAGCAGTGGGAAACCACCCAGGAGAAATCGAAAGAACCCCAGCGTATCTTGAATTTTTTCAAAAAATCGGCAATTCTGCAGACAACATAAAAGTTATACCAAATTTTCTTTCTTCTGAAGAGATTGACTATCTTCTTAGCCATATTCAAGAAACTAGAAGAATTAGTTTTGTTTCTCAAAAAGACGACAAAGATAATCCTGTTGCATGGATTCACAACTATCAGGGCGTTATAGATAAATATAACATATTCGGTAGAGTTTTAGATGAAGTTAAAAAAGCATATAACCATGAAAATATAAAGAAGAAAGATCTTGACTATCTTAACATTGCAAGATGGGACAAGGGTACCAAACTAGCCCTACATGTTGACGATCTCGGATGGGTAACGGACAACCACCTACCTACACTTATATATCTTAATGATGACTATGAGGGTGGGGAACTAAGTTTTGCAACACACGATGTTACTATTAAGCCTAAGATTGGTGACCTCATTATGTTCCCTGGAAATATGTACTATGCCCATGAAGTAAAAGAAGTCCTGTCTGGTGTAAGATATACCGTGCCAATTTGGTTTACAATCCCATAGTGTATAATTGAATAATGACAAATAACTCAGAACCAAATCAAAAGAAAAGAAAACTTTTAGATGGCTCTGAGGTAAATGATTACGATCATCCAATCGATTTGATCTTGCACACAAAAGCACCTGGCAAATGGAAACTGATAGACCTTGAAACTGGTCAGGAGTATCTTGGATCAGATATATCACATGAAACATTTGGAGAACTTTTAAGAAGCAAAGTAGCAAAGGCCAAGATAGGGTCTTGGTTTAAAACAAAAGGAAGAGTAATAAAAAATGGATAATATAAATAAGCCCATAACATTTCACTGGATGTGGAGAAGGCACTGGCAGATAAATGACAGTATTGAAAACCTAGATCTTAATGGAATCCTTAAGATGGCCACAGAACTAGATGATGCTAATGTAAAATCTGTTTTGCTTCCTTACGGTCCAGGAGGCATAGACTTTTCCTTAGTTATACAAGAAGCGCTACAAAAAACAAACCAACTAATTATGACAATTGCTTTGCCAGCATACGGAACAAGCCCTGACTATGCTGCTAAAATTTGTGAAACATTAAACCGATTTGCTCCTGGAAGAATTGGTGTAAACCTTGTTGCTGGAAGATGGGGAGATGAAGGAAATGGTCCTGCAGAAAGAATAGTTCTAGAACACTATATGCACGATCCATCACTAATAGATACTCTTGAAAAAAGAGTTGCTATCTCTGCAGTCTGGATGGATAAGGTTATGGATTTGATGAAAACGCACCAACATAAGACACATATGGCTGTTGTTGGTTCTTCAGACACTACTATTGAAATAGCAAACAAGCATTGTGAGTATATTTATGTAGATGATAACTTACTATTTAGAGATCAATTTAAAAAGATTGATCTTAGTAGAGTAAAGCCAATAGTTATTATCGATCCTCTAATTATAAATCATCCCGACGAAGAGCAAAATGTTAGATACGATAAAAATGCACCAGTAAGAAAGCAGCATCACCATGTTAAAGGACCTATGGTTGATGTTGTTAGACAAATAAGACAGTTGTCTGAACAATTTGGAATATATGATTTTATGATACATACCGATCAAGAAGACATTAGCAAGTTGCTAGAATTAGTAAAAGATTTTAATAACATAGTTATCCCAGAACAAAAGAAGGTGGTAATATCTGAACTTACTATAGAAAACTTTACTAAGATTGGAAACAATCCTAATAATGTAAAAATCTTTAGTAACTATCTAAGTAAAGAAGAGTGCAACAACATTATAGAACTAATCAAGGGTACAGAGACAAGCAATAATCGTCCTCTACAGCCTGATAGCGCTGGAAAGCCTACCTTGTCTTTACTTTATTACGACTCACTAGACTATTCAGAAAGATATATACCTCAAATAAAATCTTTGGTGGAAGAAGAGTATGGTGTTAAACTAAAGCCAAGAAACTCTCGTTTTGCTGAATGGGTGCATAATAATAGTCCAGTAATTCCAATAGACGACTTAGGACATAAAGATTCAAACCATTTAGCAGGATGGGTATATCTTAATGACGATTACGATGGTGGAGAGTTGTCTTTTATTCATCAAGGTGTATCATTTAAGCCCAAGGCTGGCGATTTAGTTCTATTCCCTGGAAATATTCACTACTGGTATCATGTTGCTCCTGCAAATGGATCAAGATATATTATGCCACTGTGGTTTGATTTTGTTTAATGGTATAATTATTATATGAAGAAGTCTAAATGTTTTTTTTGTGATAAAGACGCAACGCATTTTGATATTGTCGTTAATCATTCCGACTATATTGTTGCTGATGTGTGCCTTGGTCACCTATCTATGGGCTTAGTGTCGTGAAATACAAACCGCATTTAAGCACATACCCAAGAAGCGGATCCCACTATTTTGATAGACTTTTTGAAAAAGAGTCAGGATTCCGTATTGAAAAAACTCATACAATTAATTGGGCATTTGATAAGGATCACAATAAGCAAAGGGTAATAATTACCATAGCAAGAGATCCTAGAGACAGCATTGCCTCATATATTGCAGCGGAACATCGTGGTGTTTATGAGGTTACATGGCAAAGAGTTAATCAAATTGTATCAGAATACATACTTCTTTATAGTTTTTTATATGAGCATGCAGACTATGTTATAGACTTTAATGATCTTGTTAAATACCCAGACACTACAATTAAAAAGTTAATAGAACTATTAGATATTAAGGAAGATGAGCATCATCTTTTTGATGGAGATTACGGACAGCCAGATCCCTTTTTTGTTGAGTCAAGCAAAGATTTGCCAGACTACAATAAAGATTTGTCAGATGATCTAAATATTGGTTTGTGCTATTATTATTACAACAAACTTTTAGAAAAAAAGATAATAATATAAAGATTTGACTAAACTATTACTTTAGGGTATACTGTATATATGGAACAATGGATTAACGACTATGCCCACTGGGTGCTTGCTATTATCGGCGTGTCTGGAATTTATTTTGTTGGAAGAAAAACAATTTGGGGCTGGTTTGTTTTATTATTTAATGAAACATTATGGACTGTTTATGGTCTAGTAACTAAGCAGTATGGATTTATTGTTAGTGCAGTAGCGTATGGACTTGTATATATAAAGTCATACATACACTGGAGAAGAGAAGAATGACTTTTCTGACAAGAGACATTTTAAGTTTTTATAAGTTTGATCAAAAAAGTGATAAAGAAAAAGACTATCTAATAAAAAACTTCACCAACACCAGCGAGTTTGGCTACTTTAAACCATATGCTAAAGATACTTTCTTTAAAGAGTGGAACCAAAAAGATCCTTTTGTTGGAACAGTTGATGAGCACAATACATACGAGATTAATCGTTTTGGTTGTCGTGGAGAAATTGATGACAATTCAGATGTTATTGCATCTGGTTGCTCTATAACTTTTGGAGTTGGAGTTCCAGAACCTGCTAGATGGACAAACTTTTTAGGTAATAGGATTAATAAAAGCATTGTTAATTTGGGCAGTCCTGGAGCATCTGTAGAAAGTATTTGTAATAATATTATTCAGTATTCCCTAAATAACAAAATGCCAAAAGAAATCTTTTGTTTGTTTCCAGACTTTTTTAGAAGTGTAGTTGTTATTGATAAGGAATTTTACAAATCAAAAAATGATAAAAACTTTCCTGATTGGGATCATTTAGAATTGACCTACTGCAATCCAAAAATTGATGAGTATAAAAGTTCTTTATTGATGGAAGTAAAAGATAAAAAATATGTAGAAGACGCAACTTCCCCACACCAACTAATTTTAAATTCTATAAACTCTATTTACATACTAGAATCATTCTGCTTGACAAGTGGCATAAAACTATATTGGACAACCTGGGACATAAATACTAACTTGCTTATGGAAGAACTTTTAAATATTAAAGATTTTAAATTAAAAAACTTCACATCATTCTTTCCTGCCAAATCAATTAAGCCTTGCAATACTTTTGTGCAAGATATTTGTAAGTCAGATCACAACTCTGAGTTTAAGGATAATTTCTGTTGGTCAGTTGGATCTGATTACTCAATCATTGATAGCAAAAAGACAACTGGCTATGCTCATCCAGGAATTCATTTTCAACATCATGTTGCAGATCTATTTTATAATTTGACACATAGAACACCGACTGATATAATTAAGATATGAATGTTGATCAATGTGAAGTATGTAGCCTAAGCAAAGAATCCGATTGGTTCTGGAATGCCCATCAAACAATGAGTGATGGAAAGATTTGGTGTGTCAATGCCAAAAGATCCTAAGATAATGACCATGGACTGGCGTAGTCTTGGCTATTGGCCTGTATGGAAAGATGGAAAGAAAGTCTGGGTACCTAAAGATGATAAATCATTCAACGAAGACACAAAGAACTAAGATACTGCCATTACGATGGATAGGCAATATGTGTGGAGAGTTTGCTGGTAACCATATTGTTAAGTGTGTGAATATGGACGAAGACGAAGAGTATGGGTGGAGATATAAGTACCATGCTTTTATGTGGAAATATCTTAATAAACCCTACGAATGGTGGGGAACATACTATATGATTGATATGGATGCGTGGAAGAAAAGTTTAGAAAAAATGAAGATTGACATGTCTGATTCAGGCTGGGATGACCTTGATGAGTTTGGTAAAGCCTACTGGGATAAAGATTAGGCTATTGCGCCTGATCCTGTCACAGATCCAGATCCAGTTACTGACTTGACACCATACGGTGCCCAGTTATCGTTACTTCCTCCACCCACTGCAGGTGGATATCCTGGATTACCAGGGTTGCTAATTCGAATGAAGTACGCTCCGTCAATACCGTATGGATCTCCATCAGTAATAACTGTGTCTCCAATGGCATAAAGTGCTCCATTGTTATATAGTCCTTGATAGTTTGGTGGTGTTGTCATAAGATTATTATATCACTTGTTTTGACATACCCTGCCAAGTAGGGTATAATTGAAGTATGAGTATAGATGAAATGACATTACGAGAAGAGATAGCAAGGGAAATAGAATCGTTGCCAATTGACTCTTCAGTTACAAATGCTTTAGGTATGCGTATTGCTGCTGCAAAAATTGCAAGAGGAGAGGATAACTATATGACTAAAATTTTTGAAACACAGGTGGACTTTGAATGATTAGCATTTTCTTTTTAATTCCAGCATTCCTAGTGGGCTATGCCGTATGCTACTTTGTTATGACATATCATGTTGATCAGAACTAGTCCTGTAACCCCAGGAGTCATCTTTGATGTAGATGGCACCTTAGCCAATGTAGATCCATACCTTCACCTTGTTCGTGGTCCTAATAGGGATTACGATGCCTTTCATGAGGCTTCTATCGATGCCCTGCCAAACTTTGAAGTAGTTCAAATGCTTAATGAGGCATTCTTTGATCAAAGACACATTATAATTGTCACATCAAGAAAAGAAAATTGGCGTGGACTAACCTCTCGCTGGCTTGCTAAAAACGACATCGGCCATCACGCACTGTACATGCGTAAAGATGATGACAATAGGCCAGACTATGAAGTAAAAAAAGATATCTTAACTCAGATTAAGAAACATTGGAATATTCTTCATGCCGTAGATGACAATCCAAATGTTATTAGGCTTTGGGAAGAGCACGGAATCCCTACCACAAAGATTGGGACTTGGGATGGAAACAAATCTTGACACACATACCTCAGTATGGTATGATTAGTTTATGAGCAAACGAATTAAGAAAGTATATAAGTGTGTTGAGTGTGAAACCATGATTACTATTGTAACCAAGGTTCACGAACTCCCAGAGTCCATAATTTGTCCTTGTGACAAAGTAGCAGAAAGCCAGTGATCTAATGAAAAAATCAAACAATAAAGTTTCTCAGCATAAGATTAAAAGAGCAAACAAAAATAAAAAAAGAGTTCAGGCCAAGCCACACTTATCTAAATTTGAAAGACAACAGGCTGCTCTGAGATCAGAAATTATTGGTCAGTCTATGTTCCAAGCATCTCAAAATATTTAGGAGATATATAATTGGTAGATCAAGATGAATTAAATAACATATCAAAAGAACTAAAGCGTTACATTATTAATCAACATATGAAAACATATTACTATTCGACTTTCGGAATCCTATGTTTTTTGCTTGGTACATTTTTTGGCTTACTAATTAAATAAGGTCTAGCACCAGTAGCCAAGTTGGTTAAGGCCCCGAACTCATAATTCGGTTATCGTAGGTTCAAGTCCTACCTGGTGTACTCTGTCTTCATCGTCTAGTGGCCTAGGACTCTGCCCTTTCACGGCAGCAACACGGATTCGAATTCCGTTGGAGATACAATACCTCTGTAGTTCAGTGGACAGAACGATGGACTTCTAAGCCATGCGTCGCAAGTTCGATTCTTGCCAGGGGTACAAATCATTTGTGGTGTATAATTACTGCATGGAAACAATAACATGCAAGGATCTATGGAAAGAATTGATGGTGGGAGAGCCAGACAGTCAGAATGTTGTGGCATGCAAAGAAAGACTATCTACATATTCTAAAGATGATTGGTCTGTAATGGCTAAAGAAGCAACTGATCTAACAATAATGCTTGGTGAGTTAGTTAAATACAATGTTCCAGTAGAAAGTAAACTTGCAGAAAATGGTTTTGATGCTTTAATAAAACATTTTTATGATTGGTTTTTTACTATAGATAAAAATAATGCTGAAAAACTTGCTTTTATATGCTCTACTCACCCAAGATACATAATGTTTTTCGATGGATACTATCCTGGATTGTCAAAGTATATAGGAAAAATTGGTTTCCGTTATTCATACAAACTTACAAAATAAATTTATTTTTTAGGATGCTTTGGTTCGTAGGGTTCAATCTTAGATTTAATACGACCATCTTTGTATAGTCTAACAATCCATCCATCTTTAATCTGAATAGGATTAAACGCTGTTGCTTTTTTCTTTGGCATTATATAATTATATCATACCGTTAAGCCTGTTGTGTGTCCTGATCCTGTGGCAGTTAGCACAAACCACCTCACACTTTTCAATCTCTTTCTTGATAGCCTTCCATGAAAAACCATCATGGATCATTCTAGATATATTATATTTCTTGTCTCTTATATGATCAAAGTCTAGAATTATATGGTTACCAACACCACAGTCTACACAGCCAGAATCTTCCTTTATTTTGGCAAGCATCCTCTTAAACTCTTGCTTGTTATAATGGTCTAACTCTTTGTCAGTCATTGCTTATATTATACCGTGAAATATTAAGCCCCACACAGGCAATTCACCTGACTTGCGCCACGGTCTCTATCCAATGGGTAACTAATCCATCACTAAGGTCCTGTGTGGGGACATTTATATTGTACTACTTAATTGCGATTGTTTTTGGTAGTTTGTCTTCTGGGATCTGCTTCTCAAGTTTGATATCTAAGATACCATCCTTAAACTCAGCCCCAACCACCTCAACAAACTCAGGAAGGGTAAAGATATCAGTAAACTTACGAGCAGCAATGCCCTTATGTAGATACTCTGCACCCTCTGGTAACTCAGCATCCTGCTTTTCGCCCTTGATTGTAAGTTTGCGATTGTCTAGCGATACTGAGACATCATCCTTAGAAAATCCAGCCAAAGCAAATGAAAGAATATACTCTGTATCATTTAGTTTGATTTGGTTATAAGGTGGATAGTTTGTTGTTGTTGTTACCTTCTGTAGATTTGAGAAGGTATTGAAAAATGGATCATTAAAAAGATCCAATGCTGTTTTTACCATTTTATTCCCCTTTCAAGCGAATAAGTTAATTTACCCCCCATTTGGGCAGGTATTAATATTATAGCATAAGAAATGAGCAGTTTATAGACGACTGCTCAGGTCTATTAGCCACGAAGATTCAACTCCTGCTAACTTTCCCATCAAGGGAACATCCGTTGTAAAACCTTTTAAAGTCTCATAGCGGAATAGTATCTATTATACTACTT